CTAAAAAACTAGGTTACACAAAAACAAAACTAATAGATCACAAAGGTGCAGAGTGTCTGTTTCTTGAAAACAGTAAAACTATTGTACTTGCATTCAGAGGTACAGAGCCAAAAGAGTTCAGCGATATAAAAGCAGACTTAAAAGCATGGAAACGTAAAAGTAAAACAGAAGGCATGGTACATGCAGGATTTTACGATTACTTAGAACGCATCTGGGAAACAGTTGAGAACCATATTAACTATGGTGCCCGTGAGAAAAAAGATCTTTACATTTGCGGACACAGTTTAGGTGGAGCAATGGCGGCACTGGCGGCTAGTAGATTAAATGATAGAGTAGTTGCTTGTTATACATATGGGCAACCACGTGTTGGTGGTAGTGACTGGTGTGCAAAACAAACTTATGAACATCACAGATATGTAAACAACAATGATATTGTACCTCGTGTTCCATTATGGATTATGGGATTCCGTCATAGAGGTGAACTTCACTACATAAACTATTATGGAAACATTCGTAAGATGACACCCTGGCAAATTATTAAAGATGGATGGCGTGGTCGTTTTCGTGCATGGAGTAAACTAGAGTTTTTTGATGGTGCTAGAGACCATAGCATGGATGCTTACGAGAAGAAAATAGCCAAAAATTAATAAAATCATTTAGCCTCTTACTAAATAAAGTGTGACAGAAAATGTCACACTAGGCACAAAATAAGAATTTAGGCAAACTAGAGGCACAAATGAAGATACCTAAAGATGCGAAGGCTCAATTAGAACGATTACTCGGCAGATTCATAAGGCATATTCCAAACAAACCCGAATATCATAACAGGCTTATCGAAGAACTAGAGATCATACTCAAACTTCGCTTCGTCGATTACTTCCTAACAATTTGCGATGTACTGACGCTAACCCGTGACATTACACATATGACTCGTGGTTCAGCAGGGTCTAGTCTCGTCTGTTACCTACTTGGTATTACAGACGTGGATCCCATAAGATGGCAAATACCGGTAGCACGTTTCCTAAATCCTTTAAGGGATGACTTACCAGATGTGGACATAGACTTTCCACACTGGCAACAGGCGGCTGTGATGCAAAGAGTATTTGATAAATGGCCAGGAAAAAGTGCTCGTATCAGTAACTACGTAACATACAAAGAAAAGAGTGCAAGGCGTGAAGCCGCACGACGTATGGGTGCATCTGGTAAACTCCCTCGTGGCTTTAAGTATGAAGATTTAGATATAGACAAGGAAGAAGCAATGAGAATCGAACGAAAATTATTAGGCAAGAAGAGAGCAATATCAAAGCACTGTGGAGGAGTTCTTATATTCAAACATAATATGCCAAAAAGCCTAATAAATGGAGACAATCAAATATTATTAGACAAACATGAAGTAGAGGACTTGGAACATCTCAAAATAGATATCCTTGCGAATAGAGGACTCAGTCAACTACTGGAGATAGATTCAGAGACACCATTAGAAGCATACCCAGAAGAAGATTATGAAACAAGTCAGATGCTATGCAATGGTGATGTTATAGGAGTTACACAAGCAGAATCACCTGCTATGAGAAGATTATTTCAAGCAATACAACCAAAAAGTAAAAGTGATTGTGTGTTTGCAACTGCATTGATAAGACCAGTAGCAACTACAGGCAGACAAAAGGCGGCGTTCTTTCAGGACTGGACAGAACAAAGATTAGATGATACTATTGTATATGAAGATGATGCAATTAAAAAGATATCCAAACTTATAGGTTGTGATATGTATGAAGCAGATATGTATCGCCGTGCATTTGCCAAACGTGATGAAGAACGTGTTATGGAGTTCATGGAACGCATGGGCGACAGTGAGAACAAGGCGGAGATTATACAGGAACTATATGGACTAGGAAACTTTGGACTGTGTAGAGCTCATGCAGTAAACTTGGGTAGATTAATCTGGGCACTTGCATATCAAAAGGCACATAATCCAAAACAGTTTTGGCGGGCTGCACTCAAACATTGTCAAGGCAGTTATAGACGTTGGGTACACAAAACAGAAGCCAAGAACGCAGGATGGGATTTACGTGAACTAGGACTACCAAACGGTATAACAGAGTCACCACAAACACAATATAAACGTTATGGATACTGGACACAACCAGAATTTATGCCAAATATGTTTGTACAGGAAACCTGGGGAGACCGTGTAAACTTTGCAGGACTTGTTGCAAATGGTAGAGTGTTCAAAGGAGAACAAGGAAGGTACGTTACGTTCTTAACACTAGGTATTGCTAACGGTGAATATGTTGATGTTACAGTAAAGAAGCCTTTTGGATATAGAGATCATGATGTTGTAGTAGGCAGTGGCAAAGTACGTTATAGCAATGGTGCCCGTTATATAGACTGCTATGACGCTAAAGGTCATAGGCTGGACAGGTATTTAAACTAAGTTTTAACGCTATCTAATTGTATAAGAGGTATTCTTATTTTTTGTTGTGATATCCATAATATAGTATTGGCAATTTGTTCAGGAGTTACTAGATTTTCTCCAACTCCGCCCACAACTATATAAGAAACTTTTACTCCGGTAATACCGGTTTCATCACTTAATTTAACACTATAAGATTTTAATTGTCTTTTGCTATTTGCGTATACACTGTTATCATCTGTGTTTTCAAGGGTAGTTCCAATATTAAAAATATGTCCTGGAATGTTTTCTTGCATCCACATAGAATGAACAATATCTGTTAGTTGTTTTTGATTATCAAAGTTAATATAGGCACTGTTTACAAATACTGTATAATCTAGTATTGTTTCTCTGAGACGTTGTTGTGTGTCTAAACTAGTAAAGTCCCATCCTGTACTAACACTAGCAGTTGTGACTGAACCTAACTGTTGTAGCCCCCAAGCAATAGTCTTTCGCTCAGGATTTCCTGTACAAAATATTTTCATAATAGTAAACTCCATTCCGGACACAGTTTACAAAAATCAAGATTGCGAATACTGTCTGTACGTCTTACAATATCCCAGAACTTTGTATGAGGTTTTTCTTCTACATCTAACATTGCAAGTAAGTTGGATATTTCAGGATATTTACTGAACTTATCCACAAGTACATTCATAGTGTTCGAACTTATCCAATCCAAACTGTATGTACCTAAACATTTTTGAAAAATTAGTTCAACTGGGTCGCCTAATCTGTTTTCTGCAAAGTTTTCCTTATGCCAGAGGAATAGTTCATCTAGATAGAATAGGTTAAGATATCCCCAGGTACAATTTATTTTGAACATGTGATTTACTGGCATATTATTATAAAACCAATTAATAGTTTCTACTGTGTGTTCCCAACTTGCACCAGTACGTTGATATTCAAATCTATCGCCTATATCATCTATACTAAAATAAAGTTCTATTAGTTTGCATTCACTCCACAATTCCAATACTTCTTGTGTTACACGGTTAGTACCATTTACATTATAAAATACTCTAACATCGCTTAGTCCTTTGCTCTGTTTAATATTATACAATAGTTTAATGTGTGCATCACTGAGAAAAGGATCGCCACCGCCATGAAAGTGAACACTGTTAATATTTTTTAGATATTCTAAATCGTTAATGGTAAGGTATTGATCTTTTCTATATAAAAAATTATCCATGTTAGTATCAGGATAAAGTTTTGCCCAATCGCTTATCCATTTACTACTATTGTTAGGTCCACAAATAGTACATTTAAGATTGCACAAGTTACCCACACTATAGTCTAATGCTTTAGGAGTATCTGTAAGATTTATGTCAGTGTCCTTATGATAGTTTTCGTACAATTCTTTACTACTCATACGTCTACTGACAAGTCCTGCTTTTTCTTCCCGATAACAGTTCTGACATCCTGGAATAAGTTTTCCTTGTGTAATACTATCAATAATGGCAAGATGTTCAGCGCCGTGCCATGCCTCATCAGGTGTAGTATCAGTAACAATATATCCTTTAAAATAACTACAAGGGTTATATCCTATTGTATTTCGTGTACTCCAAAATGCTTGATTTTTAAATATCTCATAACAGAAACCTGGCTTAGACTTTATATCGTTATTCACTCTTTAACCCTGCTAACATGTCTTTGAGTTTACTGCTTTGTACACTTGCAGTAATCTTACCAGTGTCGCCCTCAGGTGCTTCAACAACTCCTGAACTTCCTTTGTTTTTAAGTTGTTCATAGATACTACTACTTTGTTTCTTAAACTGCTGGTACTCTTGATCCTCGCCTAAGTCACGAATACGTAAACTTTCTATATCAAACTCTAAGTCAATCTTTTGCCCAACACCACTACTACTTCTAGTCTTCATAAGTTGTAGTTGATACCTGCCACGTTCTCTCATAGCACGACTTGTAAAGATACCAAACACATTGTCAGCAGTATTAATCTTACTAAGTCCACCACTTATATGACTGTGATCAAACTCTATCTCATCTACTGCACCTCTGTTCAACTGCGAAGCAGTAACAAATACACAGTTTAATTCTTTTGCTAGGTTACGTAATTCTTCACTTACATATTTGTCTTTCACAAACAAATCACTTGGAGATACTTTTGCACTTACTGGCATAAGCAAATCTAAATAGTCAATAAGAAGGAAGTCTACATTCCAACCATTTTTTATCTGTAATTCTTTTAAGTATGCTCTTACATCATTAACATTACTCTGTGCTGGCATGTATTTTATCTGTAGTTTGCCTGCCTTTTTGCCAGCCATCTTTACTTTCATCTCTACTGTTTCTAAATCTTTAAATACTTCCTTAGTAGATACATTTGTTAGCATACTATCTATTCTCATAGCACTAAGACCTTCACTTAGTTCTAGTGTCAAGTATACACCATTCAATCCATTTGTTATCCAGTTCACTGCTAAGTTCTGCATGAACAAACTTTTACCACTACCAGATCCTCCAGCAAATATATTCAGTTCACCTTTGTTCATACCACCAAACAACTTTTTATCCATTGCAGGCCAGCCTGTTGTAATCTGTCCATTGTTATCTTTAAGTGCCATAAGTCTTGCACGAGGATCAGCAAAGTAATCTGTGCCCATGTCCTTTGTAAGACTTATTTGTACTGCATCTTTAATAATCTTTTCTACTGGTTCATATGTGCCTTTTTCTAATAAGTCTGCACTCTTAAGTATTGCACGTTCCAGTTCCTGTCTTTTAGTAAAACCTTCAAACTCTGCTAGAAACCAATCATTATGGCTTTCACTTATATCAGGCACTGGCTTTAGCTCAACACCTGTAACTGCACGAACTTGTTCATAAGTAGGCAAAGCACCATGTTCATCACTATGTTCTTTTATAAACTTTGCAGTATCAGTTAGACTCCTGTCAAAGTTTTGCACATTATAAATGTTCTGTACACGCACAAAATTTTGTGCATCATTCATCATCATTTCTAAAAATAATTTTTGTAAATCTGTTGTATATTCTTTAGCCATTAACACTTCCCACAGTTGAACAGACAATAGTCTGGCTTAGTATCATGTATTGTAGCATAAAAATTACTAAAACGCCTAATACATTCGCTTAATTTATTATCTTTTATTGTCATTTTATTTTTATACCATTCACTTTTATAGTAAAAGTTATAATGTTTAGTATCACAACAAGGGGTATATGTACCATCTGCTGCTATATAATGTTTTGTATTATTTTTACACCTAGGATCTATTTCTAAACTTTCACTATCTATCTTAAATTGTTGCTTTGCTTTATGTTTACTACCAAAAAAATTTTTATGAGGGCGTAAATAATCACTACCATTGTTCCATCTTTCACTAGGCATCAATACAAATTCATCCATTCCTAATTTGTATGCAAGTTCTTTTGTATACTCTATATCATTTATGTTGAATGCAAAAGGAATATATTTCCATATTATTTTGACATTGCTTTTCACACATACTTCAATCCCATCTTTTATACTATTCCAATCACCATTTACTCTATATTTTGTAAAATTTTCTGGTGTCCCATCAATACTAAAATTGATAATATCTTTACTATCAAGTAGACTTACTAATTTTTCCCACCATTGTTTATTTTTTCTACTGCCATTTGTAGTTATTCCTACACTCTCACATTTTTGTTTGGATAATTTAATTAAACTTAAAAAATCTCTATGATATATAGGATCACCTAAGTTGCCACAAACATTAATGTGTCTTACAGGAACATCAATAAAATTAAAAAATTTATTAATGTCTAAATCTTGTATAGAAAAATTATTATTACCAAATTTGTTTATAAAAGTGGTTCGTTCACATCTTGGACAAGCGAGTGTGCATCTACTAGTCGGCTCAATGTGTAGATCTACCATCGCTTTCTCTGTAAATTTATTTTAAGACGCATAGTTTGCTTTGCATCTATAATACTTTTAAGTGTAAACAGTTTTCCATATCTTACAACTGCGTCATTTACATCTTTAACATCACTTTCCCATTCAGGAAAACTAACACTCCAACCAAACTCCAGTGCATCATCAATTAGTTTTTGTCCTGCACGATCTTTATCTGGCACAAGTATAACTTCTCTACCTAGTGTATCTATAATCTGTGCTTGTGTTTCGCTACAACGATTACTCAATATACCTACTCCACCTATACACATTGCATCTAGCAGTCCTTCTGTTACTACTACAAACCTACTGTTAGACAACTGATTATCAATGCCATAAACGAAACCACTATCATGACTAGTAAAATATTTGGGTCTTGATTCATCGTCGATACTCCTTGCACTAAATCCAATTGTTTTTCCTTGCCAAGTAAAAGGAACAATTAGTCTTTTCCACATGCCAGCAGCTTTGCTATTGCTATACATAATTTTACCTAATGGCAAAGCTCTACTTTCAGCATATAATCTTATATGATCTGGTAATTGATTTGTACTATTCTCAGGTAATTCTCTAGGACTAAATTCTACTGTAAACGTTTCGTCATCTTCTAAAACTTCTTCAACTGTATCTTTTATACGTAATGCTTCTATGTTAAGCATCTGTCTGGTGTTCTCATCAACACCTAACCAAGTAAGCAGTTTCCTTAGTTTAAAACTAATATGTCTACCGGGTTGCCAACCTGTCTTAAAATTACAATTGAAACAATGATAACTTATAGCATCACCTGAAGCAATTACTCCGCCTCTGTTACGTTTGTCCATGCTTTCGCCATTGTGATGACAACAAACTGCATTAAAACTAATCCAGCCATTAGTAGTTCTCTTTTGTTTGCCAGGCAAACTATCTATGATCGTTTGTTGAATACTATTCAAAAGTCAACATCTCTGCCGTTTATATTGTAAGTACCGTGTGTAAAACCTGCGTCCATCTTTTCGACTTCAGTCATGTTGTCACTGTCAATCCTGCGATTAGGATCTCGTTTCATTTGTTGTAGGCGGTCTTCTGCACTGTCTTTGCCACACACAGAGCAAACGCCTGTAGCACCACCGCAACTGCCGCTTACACGTCGGCCTCTTAGGAGGCCTATAGCCATGATCGCCGTAATGACTAAAAAGAATACCAAACATAGTGCAAAAACCTCCAAACCCATTACTTCATCTTTTGTATATCTTTATAAGTACACTCGTCTTCAATACTTATCTCACTATCAGTTTCTATCCATAGTTTAGCACCACAACTAAGTGGTTTATCGGGTTTGTAAACCATACGACTTGGTCCGTGTATTTCTACTGCACTACCATATCTAGCCTTGCTACCTTCCTGTACTCTGCAAACAGGAAGTTCTCTGCCATGTTTTTCGTTTTGTTGTATAATATTTCTATTAATGTGTATATACTTCTTCATTGTGTTATTATATGACTTTTTACAAATTCAGTCAACCTTATAGTAAAATATTCATGCCCTGCTTCATTTGGGTGTCCATTTTTTGCTATTAAATCTAATCTATTGTCTTCTGCTATTGCACGTCTTAACATACTGTCCATACTGTTTCCATCAATAAAATAATTTGAATATTGTGTTGCTTTATGATGACCCAGTGCATTAAATTGTATTACTGGAATATTCATTGATTTGCAAATACTGTTAACAATAAATTTTGCATTATCTGTGTACATATCATAGCTTTCCTTATCAGACTTTATAACCCATTCACGGGCAGACTGTGGCCATCCATGATTGTCACCAGCAAAGCCGTTATGAGTCCAAGTATTATTAGTATACCAACTCATTCTAGTTTTTTCTGTCCAACCTATACAAATTATAATTTTATCTTGTGAATCGTATGTATTAAGGAAATATGTTGAAACTTGTTGTGCTATTGCAAAGTTACTGTTTGCTGGTTCTGCTAAATTATCAAACTGATAACCTAAGTTATTAGCAAGTCTGCCTAGCCATACATTGTTATTTCTATAACGTGTGTTAGCATGATGATACTCATTGCCTAACTTAGGATCTACAAGTTCACTGCCATAAGTGAAACTACAACCAAAGCCTACAAGTTTCATTATGGTCTATATAATACTTGACTCAATGTTCCTGAAGTTGTTGTACGTACAAAACGAACTGCACTATATACACCAGTAAAGTTAATGTATGCATTGTCTGTCTGGTCAGTATAGTTTGTTGTAGATATTGTTGTAAAGTCTGCGTTTTGAATACTATTACTTGGATTGATTGAACCTTGTATTTCCAGGCTACCTGTGAACGAACTGCTGAAATAAACTTGAGCAGTGTGTTGTGCAGTATTACGATTAATATATGGATCTATTGCTATTGAGCTTCCTGTATTTCCACCACCAAATGCTTCGATTGTACTTTCTTTGAAAGCAGGATACATTCCTTCAGTAACTTCTAGTGTACCGTTGGCACTATAATTATCATCTGCGTATGCAGGACTTGTTCTACCTTCTGGATTTGTAACTTTTAAACTGTAACTGTAAAACTTTGCATCTAAATTAAGTAAGTCACCTTCTGTAATAGTTGCTTCAAATAATCCTCTACGTGGATCGATTGCAGTAAGGGCACGTTCAACATATGCTACACTATTTTCTTTATCCATAATAATAATGTTTGCAGTATGGTCTGTCATTACGACACGTTTTTGATCACGGTTTTTAAATTCTATTCGTATGTAATTGTCTATGCCTCTATAGACTTTTATATTGGGGGTGTAAAACATGCTCATGAGATTATTGACTCCAGTATCAGTTACAACTGCAGTGTGTAATTGTGTATATAAATATCCAGTAGTAACAGTCATACTGTATTTATAAGAGATAGAATGCCACCATTAGCAGAAGAAATATTTGAACAATATCCATTTTTAAGTTTAGTTACATATGGTGGACAAGAGTACGTAGGTATAATACAAAACCAAGACGATAGTTTTCTAAGTATGTATGACTATAGTAAAATAGATTCTGATCTTAAAACATTATTTTTAGAACTAGGTGATGCTTGGTGGTGGGAATCAAATAGGACTATACCTATAAATTTATTTCTAAAAAAGGATTTTATACCATTTAGTAGATATCTTATTACATTTAATATAAAAGACACAGAAGTTGTGCGTGGTCCTAGTGTTAGCATAGCAGAACTTGCTAAGAAAAGAAGCAAGCGACGTAATATACAATTAGTGAAAAAAGTTAAATAGAACATGGACTTCTTACTATTGCTTCTGATTAAGCATGCCATTGTAGATCTTGGCGTCCAAAGTCAACTACAAAACATTAACAAAAGTTTTTACTTTGGAAATGGACATATCCACTACATGCACCATGGTATAAGCACTTTAGTCATTGCAGGATTATTTTTGCCTGCCATACCTGCAATTTTATGTGCATTTATAGACTATTTTATACATTGGCAAATAGATTATTCTAAACATAAAGCAAATAGTTTCTTGAATGTGCAATCTAGATCTACTACGTGGTGGTATACAAATGTTATAGATCAATGTTTACATTTTACTACATATTACTTTTTAGTAAAATATTCTAATGCATTGTCTTTTTTGATTTTTTGGTAAGTTCATAGCCAGGAAAGTCTTCTTCTACAGTATCTATTACGTGACCTAACATACTTTTTATTTGATCATCTGTAAGTAATCCTTTATATAATACAAGTGCATGTTTAAGAAGCATTGTTGCCATATACATATGATCATCTTCATCTTTTATATTTTTATCTATATGCTTTGTAAGATTTTCTTGTATTTCTTGCATTCTTTCTAAATTATTTTTCATTTTGTTCCTCTAATATATTCATATGAACTACAACTAATTGTGCATAGGCTACTGCGTGTGCTTTCTTAAAACTATAACTATCCTGTCCTGCTTTGTGCCATATAGTTTCTCCTACTTCACGCCATGTTTTTCCTATTAGGTGTCTTTTTGCAGGACGTATAACTGCTAAGAACATTGCCATACGAGGTATACTAGTTATATCCTCAGGCATTCTAGCCATTGTCTCGAAGTGTTTACCAACGTGTATTAGTTGCTCAAAGAAATCTCTATTGTGTAAATTAGACCAATTAGGCTCTCTCATCATTTCCACTAAGTGTATTTCATTTTTTATATGTTGATAAACATTTACATTAAGTAAATCTAATTTGAAGTATCCTAAACTTTCAGCAGTTTTATGATCTACAGTTGCAATTCCATCATGTGCTTGTGGAACTTTATTAAAATAAACACCTGTATTATGCTTATTGCCATTTTCTAACCTTGCTCCTATACCCTTCACATGTTTTAGTAAATGTGTTCTATCAGCAAAGTCTATATCTACATCTGGCATGTCGTATATCATTTTACAATTCCTAGTTTATTATATATTTTATTTGCAAATTCTTTATGTGCATTTGTATTAGGATGTCCATGTCTTTCTTCACTGTCATAAGGTTTATATCCTGAATCAAAAGCATCCTTTACAAAACTATATTGTAACAAATCAAAACTATTCTTGTCATTAAACTCGTAATAAAAATCCTTAAGAGATTCTAAATCTTTATCTATTCTACGTATATCTTGTGCCACATCTGCAGCCCAAAAAATACACAAATCATAACCTAAACTTTTACATAAATGTAAAAGTAAACAGGCCTGGTGCAATGTATTAGTAATTGCACTAGATACATTCAATATCTTTCCCCATTCCTTAATATAATTTTTATAAAAAATTGGAAGAGTAATATTATGGGTTGTCTCTGTAATTGCCTGGAAACTTGCAAACTCTCCATCATCATAGTCAAATTGATACCATTTGTTAATACCATGATTTTCAATCCATATTTCTGTTCTAAACCAAAATGTTAACCCTACACAAACTAGACACTCATTTATTCCGTTGTGTTTTAATTTCAGCAAATCTCGTGTAGTAGTTCTAAATATTCTATCATTACTGCTACCTTTGATTCCTTTATGTAACAAGTCTTTACCTGTTATATCACTTAAATAATCACCGTAATTCTTTCCATTAGATAAACTATAACTGCATCCATTTACATAGATCATAGTCCAGCCTCTTTAAGAATATGTTTAACCCATTCTGTATCTGCAAAGTAATCTACAAATTTACGTTTCCAGAAGTCAGGATCTATATAGGGAAATATCATTTCTATCTGTTCAGGGTTTAATTTATCTAATGCATCCTGTCCAGTTTTACAGTTAAATATTATCCAACTACTAATCCTGCCTGTAGTTATATCTTTTACAAGAATATTACTATTAGTATAACAGAAGTAATGATTGAATACACTTTCTTTTTCTTCAGCCCAGGCTTCCATAGTTTTTATACTACGTTCCAGTGCATCTTGTGTTGCTTCTGTACGTAAATGTTCAAACAAATATTCTTGATAAACTATGTCCTTAGTCCAATAGTCTAGTTTTTTATTACTTTTAATTACATAGTCTATAAACTTTTGTGTATTGATAGCACGTATGTTTACCATATGTCTACCAAACTTTACAAATGCATTGTAATAAGGACTAGTACTAAAGTCTGCATATGTTTTAAACTTTGCACTGCCTTGTGTCAGCTCATAAAAACGTAAGTAAGCCGTCATGCCTAATTTGACCCCGGGCTCATTTTCTTGTTGGGCACGACGCTTAGGTTCACAAAGATGTGCCGCAAGAGTACTCTCTTTACGATATGATTTGCCACAGTATTGGCATGTAAAATCTTTGCTTTCCATTGTACGATTTATTATAGCATCTTTTATTATTTCTGTAAACTGTTGATTCATGCATCACCATACAACTTTGCTATCTCTTTCAAATCCTTGTCAGTATACATTTCTGTCAGCATATCTAGTTCATCACTTTTGGCACATGGATGTAACCTTTCTACTTCTTTACGTCTTTTGCTACTGTTATTCTTATCTTTCTTTTTGTGTCCTACCCACTGATGAAATTGTGTACCCATACCAGGACTTACTGTGCATAATAACTGCCACACTAGTTTAGGATGCTTTGCTAATTCGAAGTATGTACAATTAACACGTTGGTTACCTGCCATAAGATAATATGCTTGTAATTCATTTGAGCCTTTTACAAGACTTACATAACGATTTAGCAAGAATGGTGATAATTGTTTTTGGTGTTCTGGTGTAAGACGATCATAGAAGCCATAGTCTTTTTTATCTATTGCCGCTAGTACTGTGTTTAGTGGTACTTTGTTAGACATAAATGTTCATCCAAAAAGGTTTGCCAATTTTCTTCTGTAATATCATCTACTGACCAATTTCTTAGCTTACCGCCAGCAAATTCCTCAAGGCTATTTTCATATTCATACATAAATATTTTTTCCATAGCTCTAAATTCCCATTTATTGAAAATACTAACGTTTTGCTCGATATAACTTTGTGCATATTTAATTTTATGATCAGGACAAACTGAGTTATGTACAGTATAGTATAATTGTATCAGAGAATACAAATTAAAAATTTCATTATAACTAATGTTTATAGCCCAAGGTTTTGGTGAGAATTCGTCCCAACGATCTGGATTATCGTTTGTTTTAAATTCATCAAAAATACTAACATAAAAACAATCCATTATCCATTGCAGAGAATGCAATTTTAAATCCCATTGTTCACGGTTTTTGAAAGCATGATTAAATGACATTCTAAATTGTTCCTGTAAATTACTATGGGTAATACGAATTATTTGTTTTCCTGGATTTATTTTAGCACAGTGTTCTGATAAGTCGAAAGAAGTCATCCCTGATTCAAACAAAGATCTGATATTTGTATATTTGGAAATAGGATCATACGTGATGTAATCATATGGAAGCTCTGCTTTTAATTTATCAAATGCAGAATTTAATAGAAATGTATCCTTGGGCGTTTTCCATCCATCTACTTTTATGCCAGCTTCTGTATCCAAAAATTCAGTATGTAAAAAGTGGCCTAAAAAATGTCCACTTCCTCCTGCAGTAAAACATACAACATAATTATTCATACTTTATTCCATTATCAATTATTGCATCACTAAATGCTAACATAAACATCCGTGCATCGTCAAGTTTTTCAAACTCTAAAACAATTGTTTTAGTTGGATCTTCTAGAGTTACACTATAATCATTTCTGTCTCTATTCTCCAAATACTTTTTAATCCTTTCCCAGATATTTTCCATACCAGCAAGTTGTTTACGAGTAGTTTGGTAGTTTACATATGCACTCCAGGTAAACTTTCTATAGTCAATTCTTGTTATCTTACCAGGCTCTATCAATGCTAACAATTTCGTTTTGTTTGTTTATATCTTTTGCACAATACACACATTTTGGATTTTCTACTCCAGTCTCAATAGGTATTGCTAGTATCTGTCCTTGTTTTAGTTTTGGAAAAAACCATTTGACATCACTGTAAATGTCTACAATGTTTACAGGCAAATAGTCATGTCTAAAATCTCCGATCGGATTGAATAGGAATGCATCAAATCCTCTATCATTTAAACTACTGAAGTTTAGCATTTCTAAATCGCCAATGTGTCTATCACCAATTAATATTTTCCAATCAACAGGCATACGAATTTTATGCTTGCCTATTTCTAATACAACTGCAGGGCTATTAAAACTTTCTAAAAATATAAGTGGTATAAAAAAATAATCTGGGTCTGCAGGATTACTATTATCTAATATTGCAAATCTTAAATCATCTACCTCATCTGGTATATCATTCATTTCATATGCAGTATTCTCTAATGTTAATATTCTCATATTAATTCCAATCCGATAAATGTGTTAAGGCCGCTTCTGCAACCTTTGATGTGTCTTCCCAAACAGTATGATTTATAAAATTATTAGCCTCTGCTTGCATAGCCATATCAAATAACTGTGGAGATTCATTAGGATAAACTTTTCCTTTTGCCCAAGTCCAATCCATGTTTCTTATTTCTGGCCAATTAGGAAAGAAAAAATAATCAATTCCTTTTCTTTCTAAAAGTTCTATTGCACTACTAAAGTACCAATATGTTTGCATTTCAGCAAGTTCTTCTACAAAAAAATACTTTTCATAAATCTTTTTTATATCTGGACTTAGTCCTAAATCTACTTTACTAAACCCACCTGTGTGGCATAAACTTCCTTCTTCATTCCTATAGGAAAAACGATAAGGACTAGATGCACAAAAGAATATATAATCTGGTTTATAATCTTCTATTGCTTGATCTATTTGTAATCTAATGCCTACATTATTGACGCCGCCATGTGCCAGATTGATATGTTGCCAATTTTTGTTACTAGCAACTATATCAACTATTGATGGACTATGCAAACTTAATTGGTATGCTTCTTGTATATCATTCTGTATCTCTGGATCTAAATTGTCTATAGCAACTGTTTTACTTACAGAAAATTCTGGCCAATCGTCTCCTTTAAGATTATCCCAAGCCTCTCGTGTTGATGTAAAGAAACTATCGCCACAAGAAACAACTGTATTCATATTAATATACCTCTTTTATTTTATCAGCAATGCCATATTTGACTGCTTCTTTTGCACTCAGCCATACATCCTCTGCAGGTAATAATAGTTCTCTAATTTTCTTTTCAGACATTCCTGTACATTTTTTGTAATGTTCTATCATACGTTCAGTGCTTAGTTCAAATTCACGTACTCTTGCAAATAGTTCATGTTCCTTACCACTGCTTCCCCAACTGTATTGGTGTGAAAGGATACTTGTATTAGGAGTTATAATACGTCTACCTTTTGTGCCACTCATAAATGTTAGTACACCACAACTTGCAATTAGTCCTAATCCAACAGTTTTAATTGGAATAGCACTGCCTTTCATAGTATCAATAAGAGCAAAAGCAGCGTGAACACTACCTCCTGGACTGTTAATAATTAGTATAAGTTCT